ACCTTGAAGTGCTTGAGGGTGACGTTGGCGGCGGTGATCGTCGCGTCGTCCTGGGTGAGGTAGCCGCCGGTCGAGAACTCGGTGGCGGTGGAGGTGCCGATCAGCGGAACCTGGACCGTCTTGCCGGCGCCGGATTCGGCAGCGGTGAAGACGGACGAGAAGGCGCGGAGGGCCGGGAGCTTGCCCTTGAGGGAAGCGATGACGCTTTCAGCGAGGATGCTGGGAGCGGCGACGATGGAGTTAGCCATGATGTGTTATGATTGGGTGAGGGTTGAGGGAAAATTAGATGCAGGCCTTGATGATGGCGTTGCGGTGAGCGGCGAAGTACTCGTTACGCTCTTTGCTGCCGACCGGCAGGGACATGAAGGTGGCGAGGTGGTCGACGGCTTCGGCGGTGGGCTTGCCATCCGCGGGGCTGAGTTCGACCGGGGACACGCCGACGGAGGCCACGATCTTGGCGGCTTCCTTGGAGGCGCTGACCTTGGTGGCCTCGTGCTCGGCGACGAGGGCCTTGAAGGACTCGGACTCCTTGACGGCCACTTCGAGGGCGGCGGTCAGCTCGGCGAGCTTGGCGTCCTTGGACGCGGCTTCAACCTTGAGGCTTTCGAGTTCGGCAGAGACGCCGACCGTCATCTTCTCGACAGTGGTGCGGAGGTCGTCGCGTTCGGCGGTAAGGCCAGAGACGGCGGCGGTGGCGGCGAGCAGCTGTTCTTCGATGGTCATCTTATGTTTGCTGGGAATGGAATTAGAACGAACGCAGGGCGTCGTTGAAAGAGTCGGCCAAGCCCGTGACCAAGCCCTGGGCGGCGGCCTGCTTGCCGGAGAAGACCTGGCCTTCCATGGCCTCGGCCTTCACCATCTTGCGCTTCATGTTCACGGCTTCCTTGAACTCGGCGTGGATCGTGTCGACGCCCTCCTGAAGGTTGCTCATCTGGCCTTCGTCGAGGGACGTGCCTTCGATGCCCGCGCCCTTGAACTTGCCGGACTTGATGACGACCATCTTGATACCAGCCATCTTGGCGGCTTCGGAGTAGTCAGGGATGGCCATGTAGACGCCGATGGAGCCTACGGTGCTGGAGGGGCTAGCGACGACGCGGTCGGCAGCGGAGCCAATCCAATAGGCGGCGGACGCCATTTCGGAGTCCGTGTAAGCGAGGGTAGGCTTGCCGAAGGAGCGGACCTTGTTGGCGAGTTCCTCGACGCCGGTGACCGTGCCACCAGGGGAGGAGATTTGCAGGGCGACCTTCTCGACATCGGGGCTGGCGGCGAACGCGTCCAGAGCCTCGGAGATTTCGTTAACGTCCACGGCGCCCATCATCTTCTCGAGCGGGGACAGGCCCTTGCCGATCACGCCGACGACCGGGATGATGCCGATGCCATCGACGACGTAGGGCTTGGGAGCCACGCCGAAGAGCTGCGCGAGCATATCAGTGAAGCCGAACTTCTCGGCCAAGACCGCATGGTCTTTCGCCTTGGTCGGGTCGATGAGGAGGGGCTCGCGGCCCGACAGTCCGTTGGTGAGGAAACGCATAAAGTTAGGAGTTGGGTTGGTCTTCGGATTCGGGCTCTTCCTGGTCAGCGGGTTCGTCCTCCATCTCGGGGGACTCAGGGCCTTCCATGACGTCGCCGCTAATCGTGCCGACCGGGGTGTTGGACGGACGGAACAGCAGTTCAAACGGGATGCCGTATTGCTCGGCCAAGTCCTTAATGTGGACCATATCAGAGGCTCGCTTGGCCATCTCGGTGCGGAAGTCTAGGCCGCGCTGGGCGTAGAGCTCAGACATGGACAGGAGGCCCATCTCGACGTCGGCACGGTCGTTAGCGGCTTCGCGGCCAGCGTCAACGGTGACGGACTTCGGGGTCGTCCAGGAGACGCGGTTCCAGTCCGGGTCGTCAGGCAGTTCGCCGGCGGCGATGCCTTGGCCGATGATGTAACCCCACGTCGGAACGCAGAAGTTCTCGATCATGATGGTCTGATACTTCGAGAAGACGCGGCCAGCCTTGGCAGTGATGAGGCGGACGGTGGCGCCGCCGAGCTTGGAGGAGTCGCCGACGAACTCGTAAGGCAGGACGCCCTGGGAGATGTCGCGTTCGAGGGCCGCAAGGAAGCCGGTGAAGGTGGCGTTCGGACGGTTGCTCTGGAAGGACGTCATGCTCTCGCCGGGCTCGAGAACAATCAATTTGCCGCCCATCGTGTTGGCTAGGTTGGAGTACGACGAACCGTTGGTCGCCCCAAGTTCTCCAGCCATGTCTGAGTCGAGGACGCCACCAGCCTTGGTGATTACACGATTTACGTCACCGTTGTCCTTACACGCCTGTTTCTCCAGCGCTAGGAGTTCCATTTCATCCTGGATCGTGTTGACCGAATGTTGAAGCAGCGGGACGCCGCGAGCGCCGGACGCATACTCCTGGTCGACCACCATCATCATCGACTGGGCGAGGATTTGGCGGGACGAGCCGTCGGAGCGGTAGATGTTGACGGCGATGTATTCGCCATAGGGACCGAACTGGATGCCGTCATGCATACCCTCGGGCACCTTGCCTTCGAGAGGGTCGCCGACGCGGTGGGCTTCCATCAGCTGGAGTTTCGCTTCACCGGCGCCGTTACGCACCTTGGCGGCGAAGGAATCACCGTCGCGGATCATGCCGCGGAGAAGGATGGACTGAGCCTGGTAGAACGAAAAGCGGTTGGTGATGTCGATGCGCTTGGCCTTCTCGGCGAAGTAAGCCTCGTAGCGTTCCTGCATCTCAGGGGTCGACGCGTGGCTCTGGGGCTTGATGCCGTCGCCCACGGTGTAGAGGCAGATGTCCGCAAGGATTTGCTTGAACAGCCCGGAGTTACGCTCGGCCCAGCGGCACTTGCGGACCATCGTCAGGCGGTCGTAAGGAGTCAGGTCACGGCGAAGGTCACGCGGTTCGGCGCCGTAGGCCGCACGGCGGGCACGCGTCACGCCGATGCTCTGCCAGTCGCCGTAGGAAGCCTGCGGCTGCGGGGCGGTCGGGGCAGGCGTCACCGGCTTGGGACGCAGGCTGACGGTCTTAATCTTCTTGCGGATGGCCATGGAAAGTTAGTCCTGACGGTTCTGCCAGTCGGTCGAGATGATCGTGCGACGAGCGCCGTAGGTCGAAGGGTCGAGGCGGCTCAGGGCAAACATGGCCTCGGCGAGCATCTCCTTCGGGGGCATGGCGAACTGCTTAGACGCGGACGAGCCGGAGTCGGAGTAGGACATCAGGGTCTTACCTTCGGTGATCATGGAGACCGCCTTGGCTTTGATGTCTAGGAGTTCGCACTCCGTAAGTCCGATAAAGAGTCCAGAGGCCATTTAAACTTGCCGAGAATGGAAGTTGAAAGGGGGGTGCGCCGCCCAGCCCACGCCATAGGTCTCTTCCTCCCACGACACTAAACGACGCACCCTTGCATATAGCGTGCCAAGGGTCATGACGGTTGCAAGTCGGTTTCGGCAGTTTCCCGTCCGGCGATGCCCCAGCGGACGGCGGCCAGCAGGGCGAGGATTTCGCAGTCCATGGCGTGGTTGTCCTTCTTGCCCTGGGGAAGTATCCACATGGGCTTGCCGGTCCGCTTGTCCTTTACGCGCACCTCGGCGCTCAGCTGAGAAGCATACTCCTCGGTTGCGTCGATGGCATAGGTCCAGACGCGGCGAGCCCGCAGGCCGTGCAGGAGGTCTTTGCCGGCGGTGGCCGAGTGGACGATCAGGATGGCCCGCTGCGGGATGCCAGGGACGACGATGGACTGCTTCTCGGAGTAGAAGCGGCGGGTCGTGTTGCCGGACTTGTCGGTCACGGCGAAGTCGTCGGAGCCTGAGCCCTTGGCCGTCTTCCAATTACGCTTGGCCGTCTCGCGGTAGACCTCGGTCGTGTTGTCGCCTGAGTCGACGAGCACCATGGCATGATGGACGCCGTGCTGTTTGGCGAACGCCTCGACGTTGCCCCATGAGTCGATTCGGGCGAAGGCCATCAGGCGGCTATGCCCGGTCTTAGCCCATCGGCGGACCGTCACCCAGAAGTGGCCACGCTGGACGTCGACCCCCATCGTGCGGAAAGGGATGCTACCGGGCACGGCGTCCTTCTGCTCGACGACGCGGGCCTTCGGGGTGATCGCGGCCTCCGCGTCCCAAGGGTCGGCCATCTTGTAGTTGGCTGCCTCCGCCAGCGCCACCATCTCGCCGCCCTCTTCGCTCCAGGGTAACGCCAGCCGCTTCTGCTTGAAGATGCGCCGCGGTTCTTCGTCGCCGTATTGGTCGACAGACTCCTTGGCCTTGAGCATCAGCACGCCGAGCTCGCCCCAGCTCATCGTCGCTAGGCTGTTCCAATGCAGGCCGATGTGCCCGGAGTTTGCGGCGGCCGATGTGGCTACAAAGGTGCCACGCGCGTTAGCCTCAAGGCGGCTGGCGTTCGTGTCGGGCAGGAGCGTCCGACAGGCCGCGCACTCGTAGGTCGTGCCGACGCTGACCTTGTGCAAGTCCCATGTGCCGGTGGCCTTGGCATCCTCGGGAAACCTGATCTGTTCCCAGACCCACGGCTGAAGGTGGTCGCACTTCGGGCAGCGCATATTCCAGTCACGCTGGTCCGTCGTCTCGTGCAGCTGATGGAACTCCTGACCAGCCCGTCCGCCCTGAGACATGAAGATGCGTTTGCCCATCCAGCCGAACGCCGTCACGCGCGCGCTCAGTTCGGCCAAGTGTCCAGGCGGCGCCATCCAGCACTCGTCGGCGATGGTGTAACGCAGTGACAGGCGCTGAAGGTTCGCCTCGTTCCAGATGCCGCGGCAGTAAAGCGTCATGCGGTCGAAGTCCGCCGTGGTCGAGCGGTCGAGGTCGTCGCCTGAAAGACGTGCCTTCACGGGCGGGCAGTTGTTCCAGACCGGGCGGAGGTAGCGGAGGCTGAAGTCGCGCGCCTCGGGGTCCGTAGCTTGGGTAAGCATGCAGGGTCCGGGAGCGTTCGCGATTATGTGGCAGGTAAACAGGCGGGCGAAGAGAGACTTGCCTGACTGGATGCTGGCGAGAATCGTCAGGAGTTTAGTCTCTGGATCGGCGGCGATGCGTAGGGCTTCGGCGACCCACGGCGTGCGCTCAGAGCGGAACGGCCCGGGCATAGGCGAGTCGGGGATGGCGTGCACGTTGGACTCCAGCCACTCGACGACGTCGCCCGAGTCGGACGGACGCAGCACGTCACGGCCTACGCGGAGCAAGTCGGCCTTATTCATCGGTGGACAGGTCGGCCTTCACGCGGCGCACCCAAGCCTCCAGAACTTTCACCGCCTTCGCAGGGTTCTCGGGGTTACATCCCTCTGCGACATCGAGGGCGAGTTTGTCGAGTCGGTTGACGATGCCGGCGGTCATGTCGCGCATGGCCTCGGTGGCCTCCTTTGCGGAGATGAAGTCCTTCGTGAGGATGAGCCGACGCTCCTGCTCTTCCTCGAGGGCCACGAGCGTCTTGAGCGAGGCGTTATAACTCGACTGATACTTCCCCTGGTTAGGGTCGCCCCCTTCCATCGCCGCCTGCCAGACGCCACGCGCCCGACTGACCAAGGTCCGATGTTCGCTGATCGTGTCAGCCAGGGAGCCGTCATCGAGCTGAGCCGGTGCGGCCTTGGGTGCCGCGGCCCGCTGCACGTTCGCCCGGGCTTCCCGCCACGCCCGAGCCGCGTCGATGCTGTCGGTCGGCATACCTTCGCGTCGAAGGACTGAGATGCGTTGCGCGGTGACGCCGAGCGCCAAACCCAGTTCTGAGTTGGTTAGAGCCATGGTTCTGAACTGGTTTGCTCAACCCCAATATTATTCGTAGTGACCATGCACTTTTCTTTCGTGGTGTCGGGCCACGCGTGACGTAGGGGGGGGTCTAGGAGACT